AACATTCAGAATGGCTATGAGCTAGAAGAATTACACAATGTCAAAATCACAAGCCCGACTGATGGACAGTCACTTGTTTATGACACAGCAACAAGTCTTTGGGTAAATGAAACAGTCTTAGGCCAACCGACAGTTCTATCAGTTGGAACAGTTACAAGCGGAACAGCTGCAGCCGTTACAGTTACGGGCACAGCACCATCGCAGACTCTAAACTTTGTCTTGCCTAAAGGCGACAAAGGAGATACTGGAGCAACTGGAGCTACAGGTCCGACTGGAGCGACTGGGGCAACAGGTGCAACTGGCCCTCAGGGGGCAAAAGGAGATAAGGGTGACAAAGGGGACACAGGCGATACAGGGCCAACTGGAGCAACTGGACCAGCGGGAGCAACTGGAGCAACAGGTGCTCAAGGCCCACAGGGCGAACAAGGCATTCAAGGCCCTAAGGGTGACACAGGCGATACTGGTCCGACTGGCCCTGCTGGTCCTACTGGCTCGACTGGCCCACAGGGCCCACAGGGCATTCAAGGAGAGACTGGACCTGCTGGACCAACTGGAGCAACTGGACCACAAGGGCCTCAGGGAATCCAAGGAGAGACAGGGCCACAGGGTGCAACTGGAGCGACAGGCCCACAAGGTCCATCAGGCGTAGTAGCAGCCTCATCGCCAATTCTTTATAACGCTGAAACTCAAACAGTAAGCATTGATGCTGCACTTGCTGGCATCACAATCAATGGATCAGCAGTATCACTTGGGGGAACAATCATCGTAGAAGCGAGGCTTTCATAATGCCCTATTACATAAGCGATAAAAATCCTGATTGCTCTGGTTGGGCTGTGGAAAAAGAAGACGGAGAAGTTATCGGCTGTCACACAACGAAGCAGGGTGCTATTGATCAAATGGTTGCTGTCTCAATCGCTGAGGACATGGAGCCCGGTGGCGAAAGAGCCAGACCTACCGAACTAGAAGTTGGAGACTATGTCTCTTGGAATTCTTCGGGTGGTCGAGCCAGAGGGGAGATCGTGCAGATCGAGCGAGATGGCACAATCAATGTGCCCGATTCCTCATTTTCAATCACAGGCACTCCTGATGACCCTGCTGCTTTGATTCAGGTCTATGAAAGAGTCGAGGGTGGCTGGGATGATACGGATGTTTATGTTGGACACAAATTCTCTACTCTAACAAAGATTGACCCTCTACCAGAACCAATGGATGAGCCTGATGATATGGATGATGATGAGGTCAGACAGGTAAATCTGACTGCACCTGCCTACATGAGGGCTTCTGCCCGCAGGGGACTCGAGTGGTATTCAGAGGGCCTTGGTGGCGATGGTCTAGTAGATCGCACAATCAGAGAAGCTCGCCAAATGGCTGAGGGCAATGTCTCCGCCGACAAGTGGGTTCGGATTGCAGCTTGGATTGCAAGACACTTAGGAGATCTCGATGCACCTGCTGCCAATCCAAACTCAGAAGATTTCCCATCACCCGGAGTTGTTGCAATGGCTCTGTGGGGTGGAGGAACTACAAAGCGTTCTGCAAGAAGAGCAATGGCCTATGCCGAAGGTGTAGTGACTAGACTAGAAGCCGAACAAGAGAGAGCAAACATGAAGCAAGAAACTAGAAACTTTGACGCTAACTTCGAGCTAAGAGAAGAAGGCGATGGCATGACCTTCATTGGCTATGCCGCAAAGTTTAACTCTCCATCAGAGGACTTGGGTGGATTTATCGAGACTATCGAAGCTGGAGCATTCCGCCGCTCGCTACGCTCTCGCAACGATGTCAAGCTATTGATAAACCATGACATGGGAAGAGTTGTTGCCTCCAGTAGAGCAGGCACTATGAAACTCTATGAGGATGAGATTGGTCTAAGGGTCGAGGCTCAGATTGCTCCGACTACCGAAGGAAAGGATCTTGCCATTCTCTTGAAGAGGGGCGATTTGTCCAAGATGAGTTTTGGATTCCAAGTCATGAAGGATTCATGGAATACTGAAATGACTCAGAGGGTTTTGAAGTCAGTCCGTCTTTTTGAAGTCTCAGTCGTAAGCATGCCGGCCTACCAATCCACAGAGGCTATGGTTCGCTCATTGGACAAGGCTGCCACTAGAGCACAGGTCGATGCCGATGCCCTAGCTGATGCTGTTCTCAAGCTGGAGGAAGGTGCAGACCTGTCTGACAATGAGGCAGAACTGATCAAGAAGGTCGTAGATTCTCTATCGCCTGTGACTCAGGTAGAAGAAGAAAACACCGAAGAGCCAAACCTGCTAGATCTAAAGCGTAAGCAGCTTGACCTACTACTAAAGAGGAACTAATGGCAACCAAAGACGAAATCAAAAAGACTATTCTCGCAATCGCTGGAGATCCATCGGTTGGCGAGATCTATTCACTAGCCGATAGGTGGGCTGAAGCTATCTGGAAGCTAGACAACAAAGATGTCGCAGTCTCAAATGACAGCGATAGAAACAGCGGCACAACGGCGTTTGCTGCTAAAAAGGAAACTCGCATTATTGAACCAACTGAAAAGCGAATCCCCTGATCGCAAGGTTTGGCGAGTAACCACCCCAGAGGGTCTATCCTTTCTACCTCTGGGGTTTTCCTTTTGCTAAGATATAAATAGGGTTGAGTGTAAGCACCGCCTGTTTTCAGTTTGCGTCAGCGTGGCTGAAGTCAATAAAAACTATTAGGAGACCAAAATGTCACAGTCCTTTATTAAGGCTCAGGCTGAGGCTCGTGCTAAGGCATGGGAGGAAGCAAAGGCCCTGCTTGACTCCGCTGCTGCTGAGAAGAGAGACTTGACTGCTGAAGAGCAGGGCAAGTTTGACCGCATTAACTCAGAGCTAGACGAGCGAGCAGCCGCTATTGAAACAATCCGCAAGGCAGAAGAGCGTGAGGCTAAGGCCGCATCTCTAACCAGCGGTTACGAAGTCACTCAGTCAGCTAAGTCTGACGAAGACTATGTTCGTGCTATTGCAATGGGAGAGATTCGTTCTCACACATTCGAGCAGCGTGGAACTCTAACTCCATCAGGTTCTTCAGGTCTAGTGCCTCAGAGCTTTGTGGCCCGGGTATATGACCTTGCGAGACAAGTAGGTCCGATGCTCGATGTATCTGAGGTATTCAACACCACTTCCGGTGAAGACCTCAAGATTCCAACTCTTACCGCCTACAGCACTGCTTCTTACGAAGCTGCAGGTGCAGAGATTGACGAATCCGAACCAACATTCAGCAGCATCACCCTCGGAGCGAAGAAATTTGCATTTCTTGTTCCGGTTGCAAGAGAGCTGATCGAGGACTCCGGCGTATCGATTGCTGATGTTCTTGCTCGTCAGGCTGCAAATGCAATTGGTGTTGCAGTCAATGCAACGCTGACAACTGGAGCCGGTGGAGCTTCTGCTGCAACTGGAATTGTTACTGCGGCTGGAACCGGTGTTTCCGGAACCATTGCCGGAGGACTCTTCACCTCAGACCAGCTCATTGACCTTGTTTACTCAGTCGATGGTGCAGTTCGCAGGCTACCCGGTAGCGGATGGCTTATGGCCCCTTCAGCAATTCGCAATGCTCGCAAGCTAAAGACCACAGACGGATACTACCTATTCGAGCCGGGTCTAAACGGAGCAACCTCAGACACCCTTCTTGGATACCCAGTATTTGAGAACCCCGGAATGGCAGCAGTTGGTTCTGCTTCTGCTTCGGTTGGTTTTGGATACCTACCAAGCTACAAGGTTCGCCTTGCAGGTGGGCTACGAGTTGACAGAAGCGATGACTTCAAGTTTGCAAATGACTTGAGCGTATTCCGGTTCATGATTCGTGTTGACGGAAATTTGTCGCACCAAGAGCACTTCAAGATTTTCAAGGGTTCGGCTGCATAGTCATCCTTAGAAATCTAGGCAAGTCCCCCGACATAAAGTCGGGGGATTTTGCTATTGTGGGGGTAGAAAGGAAATCATGAAACCAGAGCAACTAGATCTCACAATAACGACTTTCAGTAATAGCCCCTACCAGCCCACCGGATATGGCATGCAAATAGGGCAGCTCATCGACAACCTTGCAAAGCATGGAGCAAATGTTGGGCATGTCTCTAACTATGGACTAGAGGGAAACAACTCCACCCATAAGACCCCTTATGGAGAGATTCCTCACTATGCCAGAGGTTATGAGCCAATGTCGCAGGATGCACTTGCAGTTGGACACAAGATGCAAATGGCAAAAAAGGATTGGAAAGATTACATTCTGACACTTTGCGATGTCTGGGTTCTAAATCCTGAAATGTGGCCCACAGAAGAATGGCAAAACATTCTTAGTTGGACACCGCTAGACCATATCTCAATGCCACCTGCTGTCAAGCGTTGGCTACAGAAAGACAATGTCACTCCGATTGCCATGTCACCATTTGGACTAGAGCAGTTGCAAGATGTTGGTATTGATGGAATCTACATTCCTCACTCCATCGATACAGTCAATACATTCAAGCGAACCGACAAGATTGGCAAGCAAGACGCTAGAGAGTTTCTGGGAATCAAGGATGATGATTTTTTAGTAATCATCAATGCTGCAAATAAGGCAAATAAATCAATTCACCGGAAGGCTTTCGCAGAGGCCCTGCTTGGATTCGCAGCCTTTAGGCAGAAAGTTCCGAACGCTTATCTATACATTCACACAGAGCCTAAGGGTATCTATGGAGGCTTTCACCTTCCTCGATTAGCTGAGGCTTGTGGGCTTGACATGAGTTCTGTTATCTTCCCTGATCCAATCGACTACAGGCTAGGGCTGGATGCAAAAGATCTGGCAGGCTTCTACTCTGCCGCCGATGTAGCCCTGCAGGTTTCGCTTGGCGGTGGTTTTGAAATCCCAATCCTTGAGGCTCAATCGGTAGGCTGTCGAGTCATCTCATCAGACTGGACTGGTCCTAGAGATCTAGTAGCAGAAGATGGATTCAAAGTGACAGGCCAAATGTTCTGGGATGAGGCTCAGATTGCATGGTGGAAAGTCCCATCCATTGCATCGATCACTCAGCAACTAGAGAATGCCTATGAAGTATCCAAGGCACAGGGTCGCTACTCAGAAACCTCACGTAAGTTCGCTCAGCAGTTCGATGATGTAAAAGTTTGGAATCACTATTGGTTACCATTCCTCAAGACTCTGGTCTAATCTCTCTACCCCTAGCAATTTGGGGTGATGGTTATTCTCAATTCCTGCCTCAATGGTGGGCAGGCGTGCAGTCGCTTGAGACGAAGCCGTTTGAGATAAACATTGTCACCGATGAGAAGAACTGGGAAGCGGTCAAGGCGAGTGTTCCAAACGAAGGTGTTGTCAGGGTAATAAAAGAAAACCTAAACAGCTATGCAGAGTATTG